ATGGCGACTTCCATGGACGGCGACTTTGATACCGGCAATGTACGGTACAAGGCTCGTGAGCGTTACAGCTTCGGTGTTTCCGATCCGCTTGGAATGTACGGTTCTCGCGGAGGCTGATTCAGTCTTCGGGAAGTTACCTGTAACTTTCTATGCAAGAAAAATAAGAAGGGCGGTTTCACACCGCCCTTTTTTGTGTATACTTTCCAAGTCCCTGACAGCGAAAGCTGACACTAGCCAAGACAGGAGTACAAAATGGCTAACACCACGTTCAACGGACCAGTCCGTTCTGAGAATGGCTTCAAGACCATTATCAAAAACGCTACGACAGGCGCTCTCACGAATGAGATGACCCTGTCCACATACAGCACTTCCATCACCATCGCGGCTTCCGGCACTGACCACAAAGAGTCGTCAATCGGAATCCCATCCAACTTCATCCCCATGGGCGTTGCAATTACGGTAACCAGCGCAGCGGCTAACAATGTCAACTTGGTTGATATTGGGACAGACGCTGACACAGATGGCTTTGTTGACGGTATCTCTGTTGCTATCAACGCTACTGGCTTCAAGGGCTTCTTCCCTTGCAATGGTGTGCTTGGCATGTCTGGTGGTGCGACTACTGCTGCCACAGAGACTGCTGATGAGGTCGAGGTTGTAATCTCGGGTGCAGCAGGTGCTGGCGGCGTTATTGCTCTCAAGTTCTTCGGTATCGCATCCGACTCTCCGACTGCTTAGTAGGAGGTCATCATGGCAATGTCTGATGTATTCGCGGTAACCAAGACAGCGGACGCTACGGTGTACGATGGCAGAGTTCGTGTGCGTCAGATCTCAGTGAAGACAGACGGTTCAGGCAGCCCTCAAGTCGTTCTCAAAGACGGGGGTTCTGGCGGGACGACAAAGTTAGATGTTGCCTTTGGCACATCTAGCACCTTCTCGGTGAATATTCCTGACAACGGAATATTGTTTGAATCTGATGTTTATCTGGATCTAACGGCCTGCTCTAGCGTGACGGTGTTTCTCTCGTAGGGGTTATCATGGCAGAGCGTAAGGCTAAGATGCCCCCCAGAAACAAGAAGAACTTCCGTCCCACAAAGTCCGGCGCTGGCATGACCAAGGCTGGCGTTGCGGCTTACAGGCGAAAAAACCCCGGTAGCAAGCTAAAGACAGCGGTTACAGGCAAGGTAAAACCCGGAAGTGCAGCAGCGAAGCGCAGGAAGTCTTTCTGCGCCCGTTCTGCTGGGCAAATGAAAAAGTTCCCGAAGGCTGCAAAGAATCCAAACAGCAGGCTTCGTCAGGCTAGGAAGAGATGGAAATGCTGAATACTAACTTTATAGCCGGAACGCTGTTTGTTTCTGTTGTTGGCATGTGCGCCACGGGAGTCACATGGATATCCTCCACTCTCATAGACGTGGACAAGAATGTTGCTGTTATGTCTGTAAAGATCGATGACAACAGTCAGAAGATCGATGAGCTACACAGCATGTTGAAACCAATGTGGGAAGAGTTCACAGGAAGGAGCTACGATGACAATCTCGCGAGCTTCCATGCAGCAACAGTTAAAGGGGAATAGGATGAAGAAGAAAGGCAAAGGCCCATCTAGGCCAAAGTCAATCAATGAGTCATTGACCGATTACTATAAGGGTCAGGTCAAAGATGTGAAAAACTCCTTCGGCCTTTATCTCAAAGGTGAGCCAGAGGCTATCGCTAAGAAGCGCACTGTAAGAGATAATCCAAAAGCTATAAATCGTCTTAGGAATCAGAAGAAAAACGCTCAGAAGAAGAATGTTGGCGGTTTCCTAGAGACCTTCTCTCCGGCATACAGCATTGCAAAGGGCAAAGGGCCGATATCGGAAATGGCCTCAAAGATCCCCGGCTTAGGTCTTGCGGGCATGGTTGGTAAGTTGGCCAAGAAGCAGAGAAAGAAGGCCGGATCAGACGCAATGAAGGCAGAGGGCATGGCCGGAGCCGACAGGATGTCTGGTGGCGGCAAGGTCGTCAGGTCAAAGCGCACACGCTCTATTGACGGCATAGCATCAAAGGGAAAGACCCGTGGCACCCAGCGGTAAGCGCAACTACAGGTCTGAGTATAAAAACTATCAGTCCACCACAACGCAAAAGAAGCGTAGGGCTGCTAGGAATACAGCAAGAAACAGGATGCTTGCTGCTGGCAAAGTGAGAAGGGGTGACGGCAAAGATGTCGCCCATAAGAATGGGAACCCAAGGGATAATAGAAAGTCCAATCTCAAGGCAGTTTCCGCATCGAAGAACAGGTCGTTCAAAAGAACAAGAACGGCAAGAAAAGTAAATAAGAGGGCATAGGAGGTTCTCATGAGAGCGGCAAAGATGCTCTGTAAAAAGAAAAAACCCGTAGCCATGAATCATGGCGGCCTTGCGAAGAAAAAAGTAGATGGTGTGGTGAAGGGCCTAAAGAAGGCTTCAAAACTACACGCTAAACAAGCAAAAACTTTGAAGACGTTGAAGTTCAGCAAGGGCGGCAAAACAAAGTCGAGGGTAAACGAAGCTGGCAACTACACCAAACCGGGCATGAGGAAGCGCCTTTTCAACCGTATTAAGGCTGGAAACAAGGGCGGGGCCAGTGGTCAATGGTCAGCCAGAAAAGCTCAGATGCTGGCTTCTGCCTATAAAAAAGCGGGGGGAGGATACAAGAATTAGCTATGAAGCATGCCTTTCTCCTCTTCGTTTTTTTGGGCGCTGGGGAGGACAGGAAGCTCGTTAGCAATGATATGTACTTCGCGGATGTAAACGAGTGTATCTATTTCGCTCAAAGACTGCACAAACAGGGAGAAAACGTAACGTCATATTGTCTGCCTAAGATGGTGGATGAGAATACAAAGGTATACTGATGGACCCAATATCAGCCATGGCCACCGCCTCAGCGGCGTTCTCAGCCCTCAAGAAGGGCTTTGCTATTGGTCGTGACATAGAGTCTATGGCTTCAGATCTTTCGCGCTGGATGGGCGCTCTATCTGATCTGGATCAGGCCGAAAAAGAGGCCAAAAACCCCCCCATTTTCAAAAAACTATTTGGCGGTCAATCGGTTGAGCAAGAAGCCGTGATGGCGTTTGCCAACAAGCAAAAAGCGCAACAGCAAAGATACGAGCTACAGCAGTGGATCAGCCTTACGCTTGGCAAGTCCAAGTGGGACGAATTGGTTAGGATGGAAGGGCAGATCCGCAAACGCAGGCAGGAGACGCTTTACAGACAAAGAGAGCGTAGAAGGAGGTTTGTAGAGATTGTTGCTTGGACCATCATGATAGGGGCGGGTATGGCCGTCCTTGCATCCTTTGTTTTGCTTCTCAAGTCACACAGTGCAAATGCAGAGACTTATCCAGAGTATGTGATGTGCCGCCTCAAGGGGTGTGACATCATAGACGACAAGCGCGTTTGCATATATGCTGGTCCGAACAACACCATAGACAGCGTATGGATGGACCCGTCGGAGTATTCGCCAAGAGAGATACAGTGCAAATATAAGCCGAATGAGAAGAAGCCGCCTACTCTGAGGGAGACATTGGAGGCGATTAGAAAATCGAGACAATGACATGCCTTTGAAGAAATCACAGAGAAGTCTGAAGTCTTGGACGAAGCAGAAGTGGAGGACAAAAAGTGGCAAGCCGTCCACGCAGGGTCCGAAAGCTACCGGGGAAAGATATCTACCGGCTAGTGCTATCAAGTCACTTTCGTCGAAGGAGTATGCGGCAACGACTAGGGCAAAGCGGAAAGCTAAGAAAGCAGGGAAGCAATTCTCAAAGCAGCCCAAAAAGATTGCCGCTAAGACCAGAGCGCACAGGAGAACTAGCTAATGTCAGTGGTGACGCCTGATCTTCCTGAAATATTTGAAGAGGCTTTTGAGAGAGCCGGTCTTCAAATGACTACGGGGTATGATCTCAAAACAGCCCGAAGAAGTCTCAACCTGTTAACACTGGAGTGGCAGAACCGTGGACTTAATCTCTGGACTATTGAGTCTGGTACACAGGCTCTTACGGCGGGTACGGCATCTTACACGATGCCTACAGATACTATTGATCTCATTGAGCATCAGATTAGGACGGGGAGTGGCACATCTCAACTCGACACTAACGTCACTCGTATTAGCGTTTCAACGTATGCTCAACAAGGCTCAAAGAACACTCAGGGCCGTCCTAACCAGATTTATGTAGACCGACAGGCAACACAGGTTGTGGTCACTCTTTGGCCCGTTCCTGATGTCAGCACATACACTCTGGCCTACTACAGGCTGAAGGGCATATCAGGGGTGTCTTCTGGTATCGGGACTACAGCAGATATGCCGCCAAGGTTTGTGCCTTGTCTTGCGGCTGGATTGGCTTACTACATTGCGATGAAGAAGCCTGAAGTGGCGGG